ATTACGCACGCAGGTGGGATCACTGCTTCGGGTGCTACGGGATACACGGATGCAGCGACGCCAGCAAGTGCAGTCGCTAAGTCATTTCGTACATCGAGCAATGTTGTCATTGGCATATCGAATCCACATCGTAAAACGCTGAGATCAATCCGATGACACGATTCTGCAATGATCGACCCATTCGATATGGAGTCGGTGCAAAATCTACGCCTTCAATTTGTCCACCTGGCGCTGTGATGCTTTGGAAAATTTCCACTGAAACGATCAAAATTGCTTTGTTGATTGCTGGCACATTTGCATAGATTTCAGCTGCTGAGCCACCATCGAGTGTGATCGTACCCGCTGGAATTACCGGAGTTAAAATTCGATCGGCTTCATCTACTATGGCAGTGACCTCAAATGCATTGACGGAATGATCACTGACTGTATATGGTCCATCGAGTCCGTTACCTATTCCAGCGAGTACGACCTGTTGCCCCTGGACGAAATAATTTGGACGCAACGTGTCAATGTATAAAACGTCATTGACGACGCGTGTTGAAACTACTGCGCTTTGATATTGCGTAAGCATCGGCAGGATTGTGATCTCAGCCGAATCAATAATTGAATCAAGATATTCGTCAGAAAAAAGGGAATCGGAAACGCCAAGCACCTGACGCAATTCATCTGCGGTGACAATGTTTGGCATTTCCGATCCTTTCGTCTGCTCGGCTAGTTCGGGAGTGACCTAGCCGATGATTGGTTTTGGATTAATCTAGGTAACGCACAGCGCCGTAGCCAATTTTCGTGGCTGTCGCACCGTAGCCGTACATCAGAATTCCGATTGAACCATCTGAAATGATGTTCGTGCGGAGTTCTAGGCGTGGGGATTCGTACCAGGTGTAGGCATCGCGGTTGATGACGTACATTGAATCATCGGCTGTGCCTGATAGTGCAGTATCGACCCAAAGATCAAGTCCATTGACTGACCCACGGAGACTGCGTGGCTGCGCATTTCCTGCCGCATTTTGAGGTTGCAGCGCATTGTAAATTGGACGTCCATCGACGTTGAATGACATTATGCGACCCCACATTGCAGGTGACACGACAATCGCATCAGCGAATTTATGTGTCTGCTCATAAACTGTTACTGATGAGGTTGCAACCCAAGAAAGCAATTCCTCGGCAGTAATGTCTGAGCCGAATCCTGTTGATGCTGCTGCTGAGTTTGCAATGATCTGCGCTGAGTTGTATTCATTGGTCGCACGTGCATATTGCGCAGTGAGATTTGAAATCAATTCAGTGAAAAATAGTGGATCGCTGCGATCTGCCAATTCAACGGACATAACCTGTGAACCCTTGAATGACTTCACATTTACGTTGATGAATTCTGATTCCATAACTGTTGGAGTTACTGGATCGAGTTCATCAATCTGAGCCACTGACGGGAGTTGGGTAATTTTAGGGATTTGAAAAACAAGCCCTGCGCCTGGGAGTGTTCCCGTTGAAATGGAATCGATTGAGGCTCTCACATTGTCTGCTAAGCCGTTTACGACCTCGCGGAGTTGGCGTGTTGGGATCAATCCTGGATTGTCTGTTGATGCTGTTGCTGCTGCGATGTATGCACGTGATGTTTCTGATCCACGGGCTGCTGCAACCTGGTGCATCAAGAATGTTTCAGGTGATACGACTGGGTTGCGTGATGCAATGAAATTAACTGGCTTTGGTGCTGCTGCTGCTGCTGCTTGTACTTCTGCTGCCGCTTCTACCGTCTCGGCGGTAGTTGGCTCTGTGACGGTGTTTTCCACGGCGTCTCCTTCTGTTGATGGTGTGGGTGTTGCTTCCGCTTCATCGGATGATGGCTCGGAATTTTCTGGTGCGGTGTTCGCTGCGACATTTGATACACGTGCTGAATCAAATGCAGGATTATGCGTCAAAGCGACACCGACCAAATCTGCTTTACTGACGACCATTGTGCCGTCCTCGTTGTACCCGAAATCGATCGCGTTTGCTTCAACGCTAAATCCATCACGGAGTCCGTCCATTGCTTCCTGGATCGCGTCTGATCCAGCAGTGGTTTTTGAAATCTTGAATGTCGCATTGATTGATTTTCCATCAGGTGAAAGTTCCATCGCCAAAGTTTTGCCGATTGGACGTGCTGAATCGTGTTCAAGATTCAATTTCACATTTGCTGGAGTGATCGATCCTGCTTTGAATAGGACTTTGCCTGTTGATGCTTTGGCAGCGGTATCAAATGCAACGATTTGTCCGGTGATTGTACGTGCCTCGGAATCAGCGGCGGTGATTGTGAATGGCGTATTGACCTTCATTTGATCATTTCCTCTGCTTGTCGGATTTCATCGATTGTGATTGCTGCATTGCCTTCGGCGTCCACAATCGAATTCAGGATTTTGTAAATATTGGCACGTTCAAGATCGCTGCCGCGTAAGTAATCTGATAAGTCGTATTTCACCTGTTGCGTTGATGGAATGAAATCAGGCATTGAAAGTCTTTCGGTCACGCTTGTCATCAGCGGAATAAGTGAGAAATCCAGCAGTGTTTGGCGCTGAGTTGTCGCGTTGCTGTACGTCATCGATGATCCAGTTTCGGCATCGACGTAATATGCAGGGATTCCGCAAGCACGTGCCACCTCGGTGGCGATGTATGAACGAGCAGCTGCTAATTGTAATTTTTCAGGATCGAATCCGACTGTTTCCAAAGTTACGTCAGCATTTAGAAACGCAGTGCCACGATTGCGTCGAGCAGTTGCCCACGAATCAAGCAATTTTGCAATTCTGTCAGCAGGTAAAGCCGTGCCGTTGGATTTCAACACCATTGATGGAATTGGCTCACGTGCGTACATCGCAGCGGCACGTTCTAGTTCCGCACCCGTGCGGATTGTTCGACCTGCTCGATTCAGGACGCCTTCATCATTGCCGTTAAATACGACAAGTGATCCAATACCGGAATTCGGTACTGGCGATCCATCAACCATATAATATTCAATTTGAGTGGCAAGTGAGTTCGTTTGAATCGTCACGCGAGTTGGTGAAACGCGTTCAACACTGCGCACACGGAATGTGTCTGCAAATAATTCTGTGATCTGCCAATATCCGTAACCGTAAAGCAGAATGTCCTCTAGCGTCCACACGTAAGTTGCTGATCCTGGCACACGTGGATCAGGTGTACGGATAACACGTGGGATTGCTTCCTGGATGTCCATTCCAGTTGATCGATCAATGACTTCAAGTCCGATCGATGCGATCGATGAGCAGATGATATTCCTTGCACGTGCCGCAGTCGGGATCGACATAAATTCCTCACGCGTTGCAGTATTTGCACCGCCGAAAAATGGAGTGAGTGAATCAAGCGATGTGACCGGACCAAGTTGCGCAGATACGTCAGGTGATTGCGGCGTTGCCACCGTTTGAACCTGACGCGTTGCAAATATGTCGCGAATTCCCATTTGCAAATTTTCTCAGTGAGATACCACTATCCGACCATAATATCCGTTTCCGTCTCTGGGCGTGTCGCGAAATGTGTTGCGAGCGCCGATGCCACGGCAGCGCACACCGCGGTCTGACTGGCACGGCGTCCAATGACCCACCCGCCATCGCCTCGACGTAATTGAACCGCTGAAAGCATTTGGGCAGTGAGTTCGGGTTGATTCGTATGACGCAACCTGCCGCTGTTAATCGCACCAAGCAATTCGTCACACGATTGAGGATATGACGCGTCCATATCGTAGATCGGGATTCCTGCTGGCTGTAATCGAGCCGCTACCGCACCGCTAGTTTTGCGGCTATACAGCAAATGTTCGATTGGGTACTTTCGGCAGTAAAACGCGGCATCGTTTGCGATTGCTCGATCATCGAGTTGCCTTTCGTTTTCCCAAGTGTGCAGCAGTTTCAGGATGAATCGTTCATCGCCTAATTTCTGCGCCCCGACCAATGCGCAATGCTTTCTGTCCGGTGAAATGTCCAAAGCCAACCAGGTAAGTTTTTCAGGATCGAGATCAACCTCAGGATCGGCACATCCATCCCACGCGGCTTGACTGATCACCGATGAAATCGTTTGAACCCATCGGCAAAGCACTTCGGTTTGTACGACCTCAGGTGGGTCTTTCAAAACGCTGCGAATATTGTCGATGTGAATGGTGTGACCCAATGCAGGATTTGCCATTGCAAAATTTTCGTCCGTCAATGCGTCGGATGCACCTGACCATTCGAAATATCCGATGTCATCAACCACACCCGACGCAGCGGCGATTCCCCGTTCGCGTAGCAAATTTAGCACTTTGGAATGTTGGTCGCCAGCGTTGGAATATGTCATCACCATTGGATTTTTTGCCGCAAGTAATGTGTACCGCAACGATGCAAATGATTCGAGTTCGTGCATCTCACGCAATTCGTCCAGGTGTACCGTTTCAGGTTTCGAGATACCGCGAGCAGCTGATCCGCCAGCCTTGATGATGAATCGATTGATGCCCGTCGATCCCTGGACTTCGATTTCCTCACTCCCGTGCGACCATCGAATTCGCTTTACACGTTTGGCAAGATCATCCGATGATTCGATGAGATTGACCAGCGCCCTGAATTGTTCAAGTGATGTAGCCAATCGGTGAGCCGATGCTACCTGCAACGATTCATCCCAATGAAATAAACCCATCAAGATACGTGAAAGCAT